ATTATTTGTTCACCAGGGAAGTCCAACCAACGGGCATAGACACCGGTGTTTTCACCAGTAGTGTAGTTTCCAAGACCCATAAGTTGGTTGATCTCAGGAACAGTAACTTGAAGATAAGTTCTGTAGGCAAGATCACCGTTTCTACTGATGACACATTGGACACGTCTACCGAAATCGGCTTGACCGTTGAAAGTTTGTTCGATTGCTTCAATAGCAAAGTTAGTATAACGTCTGTAGGTTACTTTCCAGAATGTAATTTGAGGATTACCAGTAAGATAGACATCTTGAGCGCCATAGGCAACTAATTGCATTAAACCTCCACCCATTTTTATAATATTGCTAAAGAAAAAAAAAACTTTTATTTTAATTTAATTAATAATTAAAATAAAATCATCTAATATTCGTGATTATTACATTATTCACAGAATATTTACAATAGACATATACATTATGTAGCGTTGTTAATAGAAACTAGTGTAATTTACCTATATATTCATATTACTTTTGATGAAATTGATGATGAAATCATCATTATATACTTCCATTTTATTCTCATGCTTCTTCTTGAATATGTATGAATCATCTTTTTTTTTGACCTCCCATCCTTCCTCTAGAGCATTATATAATAACATCATTTTCTTGAATAAACAAACATCCATCTCATAATTACCGTCAATTTTACTATTAAATATTTCTGTATTTTCCATTATTATAATGAAAAGAAAAGTTGAAGATAAATTCAAACTTGTTCTAAATATTATATATATTTTTTTTGAGTTAAATAGAATATATATTTTATAGTATAAAAATTAACATGAATAATTCTTTTAAACCTAAACCTAGTAAACAGATAAAATTAAATAAGACATCTATCACACTAGATAATACTCATCAGGATTTTTTAAAAGAATTCAGCAAAGATTATGATGAAAAGATACCTAAATTGAAGATGGAAAAAAGAAAAGTTAAACATAGGTTGGGAAATGTAAAATCTTTGGAGGATAAGCTTAATTTACAGGACAGGTTTAAGGAGCTAAATACAGAAATTAATATTTTAAAACTAAAAAAGAAAGAATACTTTTTAGATAATTCAAATTACATTTTTGAATACTTTGAAAATAAGAAAAACATATCTTCTGCAGCTAACAACAGTAATAATAATAATAAAAATACATTAGTGAACAATTTTTTCAAAATAAAAGATAACGCTAAAGATGAATCGGATAATGAAACAAGAAATAATATTGTTCACAAATATCTGTATAATGTAGATAAAGATGAGTTTTTAAATATGAATGCATATGTCAAGTCAACAGATGTATGTCAATATTGTTCAAAGGGTGAAATGATACCTATGGAAGACGAAGGAATAATGGTATGTAATTTGTGTGCAAAGATGGTTACATATTTATTAGAGAATGATAAACCGTCATACAAAGAACCACCAAATGAAGTGTCTTTTTATGCATACAAAAGAATAAATCATTTTAAAGAAATTCTGGCACAATTCCAAGGTAAGGAAACAACGCAAATACCTCCTGAAGTTATTGAGAACATTAAATTGCAAATCAAAAAAGAAAGAATTGGATTAGATGAAATAACCAATAGCAAAACGAAAGAAATATTGAAGAAATTGGGTTATAATAAATATTATGAACACATTCAATTTATTAAAGACAAATTGGGAATCAAACCGCCTGTAATGAGTCAAGAACTAGAGGGTACGATGTGTAATTTATTTATGGAACTTCAGGCGCCGTATTCCAAGTTTTGTCCAGGGGACAGAGTTAATTTCTTGAATTATTATTATACAGCATATAAGCTATGTGAGTTATTAGGCGAGGTGCAATATCTTGAGTTTTTCCCTATGTTAAAAGACCGAGACAAAAGGATTGAACAGGACAATATTTGGAAGAAAATTTGCGAAGAGTTGGACTGGGGTTTTATACCTACCATATAGGGTCGTCAGTACCTTTTTTACAGTTGTATAAATATCCTTTAATTAAGGTGTATATGGGAACAATTTCAATAAAGGGGTATTGAATATGGATTGGTCAGGTGTGTCGCAATTAGCACCATATCCCCTACCATATACTACTCTGTTTCCTCCCTTTAATGTAGTTTTCTTACTTTTCTTACTTTTTCCGCATTTACTTTTGTTCGTTCCTTTTGCGTTACTTTTCTTTGCGATTTGAACCACTTTGTGTGTGTCCTTGTGCTTTAAATATAAGTTTCCATTTGTGGTACCTTTAACGTAACGTCTTTTGAATTCTGCTGGTTTTCTTTTTTGCAACATTAGCATATCTTTACAGCAAGTTCGACAACAAGTGTAGAATGTATATTTATGTCCATCTAGTACTAATGTATGTGGTCTGGATTTAGTGATTGGTGCATATTGATTGCCAACCTGTTTCATATGTGGACATTTATCTGTTGTTGTTTCTCTTTTCAAAGTTTTGGAATGATTAATATTTTTATATTTATTTTTATTTTTACTTCTCTTATAAGTTTTATTCATATACTATAACGTAATATATTATATAAAATATAAAATATTATACCAAATTTTTGAATGATGTTAAGAGTAGATTACACAATAAATACGCAAATAAATATATTATTACTAAACGTATTTATTTCGATTAACCGTATTTATTTCGATTAAACGTATTTAGCTGGATAATTAAGTTGTTACATTTAAAATCCTCCTGGGAATCTAACCAAGTTAGCACCAATACCGAATCCAGCACCAGACCTTGCGGTGACACCCATAGTTGGTACATAAGTATCCAAAATACTGAATGTTGCGGCAGCAGTTAGAGCAATCAGAATGATTTCTTCCATGTTCAAAGAACGCTTAGGGATAGCATATGCTGCAATAGCGACCATAAGACCCTCAACTAAGTACTTTATGATTCTTCTAATAAGTTCACTCACGTTTACCGTACCTTTCATTATATAATATTTCACTAGAAAAAAAAAGTATGGATAATATTAAATAAATATTAAATATAAGTTTACTAAAAAAACTTAAATAATGTACTGTTAATAAAGTATAATGGCAGATAACAGTAGTAGTTTTGAAAGAAAAAATTTTAACGGAAAACCTAATCCTAAGTATGTAGATTTACTAGATGAGGATAAAGCCATCGCTGGACAAAAATTTACATGTGTATCTTTTATTTCTCCTGAAAATATCTTAAAACAAAAGGAATTATTTTTCTTTGAAAATTTCCTAAAGAAATGGGATTTCAATAAATCCATGGAGAAATTCGTACAATTTACTAGTTTTGTTTCTTATAAATACAACCTTTCATTTGATGATGTGTCAAATGATTTGAAGGAATTTGTAAAGGAAGAGAAGGAAAGTCTTGGCAGTATCAATATTAACGATGAATACAAAACCTTTGTGGACAATAATGAAGAAGAACTTGAAAAGAAGTTCAATATTTCACATAATTTTACTACATCAACAAGAGGTCTAAAGATACGCGGTAGTTATCCTACTTTAGAGGAAGCTGAAATGCGCGCTAAATTACTACGAGAAATTGACCCTAACCACGATGTTTTTGTAGGACCTGTGGGTTTATGGATGCCATGGGACCCAGAAGCTTATAAGACAGGTAAGGTCGAATATATGGAAGATGAGCTTAACCAGTTGATGAAAGAAAAGAATAAAAACGACCAAGAGGCGAAGGTGGCATTCGATGAACGTGTAAAAACCACGAAAAAAGATGCTATCAAAGATAACATCGAAAAGGCGGAAAAATCTGGAAATGTCTTGACACAGACAGTTGATAAGGATGGAAATTTGATTGGTATTAACAACAATACACAGATTGAAACACTTACTGGAAAAGACCAGGAAATCTCATCGGCTGATATTTGTAATGAATTGTTTGAAGGTGAAAACATTATTATGGGTAAAAGTGATAATGGTAAATCACAATTAGTGAGTGGACCTTTTGTGGAAGATAGCAAGAAGAAGGACTAAATCTTATACACAAATAGAGTTATAAACACATTTATAAGCTCTTTTAACAAAGACCTCTCCCCCCTGATCGGAATAGTTGGATTCTATATCATAGCCATCTAGATCTTCGTATTTACTTTCATCTTCTACATCCTCTTGGTTAGATCCAGATGTTACTGCATTATTATCTGATGTTGTGTCTGAATCTGTAACATGTACTCTTCGTGTTTTTCTGCGCGACATCTGGTTAGGATATATTATACATATGTAGACATAATACCAAAGTATAAAACATAGAGTTAATATAGCTCCAATCAAGGCAATTATTCGCATTACATTTGTTGCTTTTTCCATATTAAATATTTAATATTGATTATCTAATATTGATTATTGGTTTTGTTTTTATTTGTTTTTATTATCCAACGTATCCTGTAAACAAATATATAATGATGTATCCTAAAAATGTCGCTAAAATTGTGGCTACAAATAATTCGAAATCTCGGTAATAATTGTTATTAATAAGTTTGCATCGTAATGAATCATTTTTATTTTTTTTACATTCGCTTTCTTCATTAGTTACATATTCATTTACTCGAATAGCAATAATAGCTGTAATAGCTGTTATCAGAGATATACCTAAATAATGCTGATATTTATACTTCAAATTCATTTTATAAAAAGGACTGAATAATGGTTTCATATCAATACTATATATAATACATAGCATATTATATATAATAAATCATAGTCATGTCTAATAAATAAATCATGGTAAACATATACCACCTACATATTCAAATTACTATCCATCAAATTACCATCTACTTTTTTTCACATTTATACGCGGACCTCCGCCTCTTTTTTTGACAGCACTAGGATCATACTTTTCGTCTTCGTCGTCTGAATTCATATCTTTTGATAAATCCCAAAATTCTTTAGACCCTAATCTAAACTCGCCATGACTACTAGCTTTGTACCAAAATACCTGGTCATACAATTTATTGGACTTTGAATTGTTGTTGATAACTAGACACTCGTAATTTTCCGTACACTGGTCCATAACCTGGCAAAACGATTCAAATGTAGGAAACATTCCTGCATAATTCTCATATATTCGTTTTCTATTAGCTATATAATTCTCTCTTAAAATAAAAACGTAATCTATATTAGTTCGTAACATAGGCGGTATACCCAACGGATATTGCATGGTAATGACTAACATTATCTTCCAGTGACGCCCATTCATGAAGAGTAAACGCATCATTTTATCTCGTGTCCAGCTACCATCAAACAGACAATCATCCAGAATTACAAATGCACGCGGGTCTATTGTAGTTCTTTTATATGCAGCCATCTCTTTTTTTACTTCTTTTAATACTGTTCTTTGACGTTTGAGTATATTTTCAATAATGCTTGTATTATATTCGTGGTGAACAAATAATCGTGGGACCATTTTTCCGTAAAACCCGTTACCTTCTTCTGTGCCAGATATAACTGTACCTATAGGTATATCTTGATGATAATACAATAAATCTCTGACTAAAAAACTTTTACCAGTATCACGCTTTCCTATTAAAACTACTACGGGGCCTTTATTTTCGGATGGCTTGAAACTGATATTCTTCATATCAAATTTTTTTAATTCTAAAGTCATATGATTGATATATACATAATATTTATTTATTTAATATATTTAACGAAACTTTGTAGTTTATAACGAAGATATACTAATATATAGCAGTACATACTAATTCATACTAAAACTATACTAAAACGAAATGAATAATGTTATTAGTTCAAAATGTAATAATAATTTTATTTTATACATAATAATAACTTTAATGGATATTAATTATCATAAAAGTAAAAACGGTGAATTGTTTGCAAATTTAGAAAAAGCAGATATTTTAAATTCAGAAAATACACAAAATTTTTTGCCTATTTATTCCAGATTTTTTAGCTTGAATCAAACAAACTACAATAATATAGTTCTTAACAACGAATGGAACGTCCAATCTGTTAATTATAAGGAGAAGGAAAATGCAAATATTTACAACACTTTTCTGTTTAACACCAAAACTAAAAAGAAAAAAGAAAGTAGTGTATTTATTAAATTCGCACCTTTACTCGATCCTTGTAAATACATTATAGGGAAATACGATACGACCAACGAGGACTTATTTAACCTACCAAATATTACTAATGAAAATGTATATTCTAAAATCAAGAATTACAATAATAGCGCATACGTAGATAGTTTTTTTACTTACTTGAACAGCAAACTAATGCGTGCTCATAATTTCTTTCATGGTGTTGATTATTTTGGCTCTTTTATTACAGTCAAGAAAGATTATACAGTTAATATTGCGGACGACCTTGAATATTTAGTAGATTCCGATTTTTTCAATAAAAATAAAAATAAATTATTCAAGGTAGATGACTATGATTATTTATTTGAAAATGACTGCGATAGTAAATCAGGTAGACCTCCTATTAAAATTAATAAATCGATGACTTGCAATTCAAATACTTCAATAGAAATGTTGGATGATAGTGATTTAGCTGATGCTGCTGTTCCATTTGATACAACACAAACTATTAACAACGATATAATAGAGATTGGTATTAATGATAGTAAACAGAAAGATGTAAAAGATCTAGATTCAGTTTCTATCGTTTCCATCACATCAAATGCATCAAATACGTCAAATAAATCAAACAACTCTGAATGTTCTGACTCATGTTCATCTACTTCATCTTATACTTCTGATGAAAACGACGACAGTGATGATGGAATGGATTGTGACGAGGATGACGACGAATGTACAGCTAGTACGACTGAATACACAGATGATAGTGACGAAATGACCTGCTCAGATGTATCAGCAAGTGACGAAATCATTAATGTCACTTTTGAGAAATTCCCCGTGCAATTAATATTCATGGAACGATGCAAAAACACACTTGATGACATTTTAATGAACGGGTGTATGAATTATGATGAATGGTGCTCATGTCTAATGCAGGTTATTATGATTTTAATTACCTATCAACGAACATTTAGTTTTACACACAACGACCTTCATACCAACAATATTATGTATTGTGACACCGATGCACAATACTTGTATTATAAATATGAGAATAAATATTATAAAGTGCCTACTTTTGGAAAAATATACAAGATAATTGATTTTGGCAGAGGGATATATAGGTTTAAAGGTAACATATTTTGCAGTGATAGCTTTAAGAGCGGCGAAGATGCCGCCACACAATATAATACAGAGCCATTTTTAAATAAAAATAAACCGCGTTTAGAACCCAATTATAGTTTTGATTTATGTAGATTGGCTTGTTCCATTTTTGATTATTTAATAGAGGATATTACTAATATTAAGGGTGCGTTAAAAGATCCGATAGCGAAGTTGATTAATGAATGGTGTTTGGATGATAAAGGCATTAATATTTTGTATAAATCTAATGGCGATGACAGGTACCCTGATTTTAAATTGTATAAAATGATAGCTAGAATCGTTCATAATCATACGCCAGATAATCAATTAAAACGAGAAC